AGTAATGAATCATGGGCAACAGATAATGATGTTCCAACACCAGAAAAAGTACCACAACCAGTAGGTTATAGAATATTAATAAGACCTAGAGGTGTAATAGAAAAAACTAAAGGTGGAATAATTTTAACGGATTCTAGTAAAGATGGTCAATCTTACTTAAATAGTGTAGGTCAAGTAATAGCTATGGGCGATGAATGTTATAGCGATAGAAAAAAACCTTGGTGTAAAGTAGGAGATTGGGTAATTTTTGGTAGATATGCAGGAGCTAGAATTTCTGTACAAAAGGTAAAAATGGTGTTATTAAATGATGATGAGATTATTGCAACTTTGGAAAATCCAGAAGTAGTAACTCAACAACTGTAACATACATTAACAATAGTTAATGACAACATAGGAGAAACTATGCAAGAAAACGAAAAAAAACAAGAAGAATTAGAAGTTAAACTTGATGAAGTAGTAGAAGGACAAGAGGTAGATGTACCTTTAAATCCTTTAGAAAAACTACAACAGCAACAAGAAGAAACTACTACTGAATCTACAGAAAAAGATTTAGATGTAGATAAAACTTTTGAGAATGAAAGACAGATTAAACTGGAAGAAAAAAAAGTTCCAGAATATTCAGATGATATGCCTTATTCTGTTAAAGTTCGTAAAAGAATCCAGAAAGAAGTAGCTAAAAGAGCAGAAGCAGAACAAAAACTTGTCGAAATGGAAGAAAGAATGTCTAAAATGGAAAGAAAGACATATGATATAGCTAATAAATCATTAGGTAATCAACTTTCTAGTGTTTCTAATCAACTTAAATCAGCAATTGAAGAAGGTAATACTGAAAAACAAGTAGAACTTTATGAAAAAATGGCTGATATAAGAGGACAAATGTCTAAAACAGAAGAACTATCTTCTGAAATACCTAAAGTTGAAAAAAAACAAGCACAAACTCCACCTTTAGCAGCAGATTGGGTTAAAGATAATCGAGAATGGTTTAATAAACCTGGTTTTAGAAAAGAAACTGCAATGGCGTATGGTATTGATGCAGAACTTACTGAAGAAGGTTGGGATGTTAATGATCCAGATTACTATATCGAAATGGATAAAAGATTAAAAACATCAGGCTTGTCTTATTTCAATAAAAGTCAAGAAGACGCTGTCCAAACAGACAAAAATGTGGTACAAAAAAACAACAGAGTGCAATCTCCTGTAGCTGGAGTTTCTCGTAAAAAAGGAACAGACAGTAATAGAGTTAAGCTAACTCAAGACGATATCAGAACCGCACAAACTTTCGGTATTGATATAAATGATGAAGCGGCACTAAAGCGGTTTGCTAAAGAAGTAAAAACTTTTAGCAACAATACGTGAAGGTAAAGGAGCACGACTATGAGTAATAAAATAAATAACGAAACTAGAGCTGAAAAAGCAAAGGTTTCACAATGGCGCCCTAGTAATTTATTGGAGGCTCCTGAAGCTAGACCTGGTTACAAACAGAGATGGATTGCAACTATGGTTTTAGGTCAGGAAACACCGACAAACGTAGCCAAACGATTGAGAGAAGGTTGGCAACCTCGTGACCCTAAAACGGTCAAAGATGCTGGTCACTATCCAACGATAGAACATGGTAAGTTTGCTGGTCATATAGGTATCGAAGGAATGCTACTCTGTGAAATGCCAGAAGAAATGGTAAATGAACGTAATATGTATTACGCTAAAATGACTGAGAATTTAATGCGATCGGTCGAACAAGATATCCATAGAGTTGAGCAACCCGGAAATCCTATTCAGAAGTCTTTCAAATCTGAAGTTACTAGAGGTGGTTTTAAAGAGTAACTATAAATAGGAGACTATAACTATGGCAAATGCTGACACACCTAATGGATTTATTCCATTAAGGCACTTAACAGGTGGAGTTATCAGACCTCAGGAATATCCTATTGCTAATAGCTACGGTACAACAATCGCATCTGGAGACTTAGTAACTATGACTACAGATGGTACAGTGATTAGAGGTACTGCTGGCGGAACAGCATTAGGTGTATTCTATGGAGTTGAATACATTGAGAACTCTACTGGTGATGTCAAATTTTCTAAAGTTTGGAATGCAAGTACAGCTGTAAAAGCAAATACTGCAGTAAAAGCTTTAGTATATGACGATCCAAATATAACGTACCAAGTACAATGTAATGGCACATTCGCAAACGCAAACGTTGGTGAATTGGCTAATGTTACAATTGGTACTGCAAACACTACTTTCGGTTATTCAACAGACGAGCTGGACATAGCAACTTTAGCTACAACAGCAAAAGTCTTGAGAATATTAAGATTGATAGATGAACCAAACAACGCAGTCGGTGCTGATGCAGATGTAGAAGTTGTAATTAACTTACATTTCTACGGAACTCGTCAGGCTGGCGTATAAGGAGATTGAACTATGGCACTAAATAGAGCACTATTTACCAAACAGCTCAATCTAGGTTTAAATACCGTGTTTGGTATGGAATATGATAGATATCCAGAACAATGGAGAGCTATATATTCTGTTGAGCAATCACAAAAAGCATTTGAAGAAGATGTACAAAACATCGGCTTCGGTGCTGCACCAACGAAAGCTGAAGGTGCTGCAATATCTTATGAATCTGGCAGAGAAGGCTATGTATCAAGATATGTACATGAAACAATTGCTTTAGCATTTTCTATAACAGAAGAAGCTGAAGAAGATGGATTGTACGGATCATTAGGTGCAAGATATGCTAGAGCTTTAGCAAGATCAATGCAACACACTAAGGAAATTAAAGGTGCAAACATCTTAAACAATGCAACTAACACTGCACAATTAGGTGGTGACGGAGTAACTTTATTGAATGCTTCACACCCTCTAGGTGGTGGCGGTACTGCTTCTAACATTCTTGCTACACCAGCGGATTTGAGTGAAACGTCTTTAGAGACACTTCTAATTCAAATCTCTGAAGCAGAAGATGATAGAGGTATACCTATCGCTTTAACTGGTCAGAAATTGATCGTTCCACCAAATTTAGTGTTCATAGCTGAAAGAATCCTTAAGTCTAATTTAAGACCAGGAACTGCAGATAATGACATTAATGCAATGAGAAATATGGGTATGATCCCGGGCGGAGTAGTCGTTAACCAAAGACTAACTGACACAGATCAATACTTCATTATGACTGATTGTCCAGATGGAATGAAACACTTTGTTAGAGCACCAATCAAAAAAGCTGTTGAAGGCGATTTTGAAACTGGTAACCTAAGATACAAAGTAAGAGAAAGATACTCTTTCGGTTTCACTGACTGGAGAGCCGTTTACGGATCTCAAGGCGCAGATTAATAATAATAAACTTAACTAGGCGTAGCAATACGCCTAGTTACCCTACGACAGCGTAAGCTGACTACTAAGGAGGTAGACTATGGGAACAACTACTTTTTCGGGACCGATTAAAGCGGGTTCGATTAGAGAAACTTCAGGAACTACATTAGGAGCAAATGTTGCTAATACTGGTTTTGTTGTAATGGCACAATCTGCAAAGATTGATATTACAGGAGCTTCTCACTTAAACCAAGTTTGCGGGACTATTCCTGCTAATTCACAGATAGTAGATGTTATATTAAATGTAACAACTGTAAATAATGATACTAATGCTGCAACAGTAATTGTTGGTACAGCAGATGATGGTAATGCTTTCATTCCATCTACAAGTGTTAAATCATTAGGAACTACTAGAGGTACTTTAGACACTGAAGCAACAAATATTGGTACAACTGATATTCAAGTTTTAGCTGACTTTACAGGTACTGATGGTGATGGAACAACTGGTAATGCAACTGTTACTGTTATGTATATGCAGAACAATAGTATTGCTGATGCAGGAGATGTTCCAGCATAATAATTGATTAGAGGGGCTTCGGCCCCTCTTAAAAGGAGATTTATGTTTGAAAAATTAAAAGCATTAGGAGAAGCTCTTAGAAATGCTGAAGAAGAAAAAGAAGAAGAAACTTCAGCAGAAAAATTACTTAAATTTCAACAAGCAGA